AATCAAATCTAAAATATAGGAGTCAATAATGACTGAAGAAAATAAAGTCGAAGTTGAACTTCACGATGAAGAAATTAACGACATTGTGGAGGAAACTCTCGAAGAAAAATCTGAACCAAAAGGTGATGGATCTAAAACAGACGGGCAACCAGTCTCAGAACCAGAATCAGTTGCTTCAGTAGACAAGGCTGCAGATGCTACTAAACAAGCACCTGTTCCTAAAACTAAGGCAGGTATGATTTCTGCTATGTACGGTAAACTTAATTCTATGAAGAAAGTAGACCTACAAGCATCATACGGTAAAGTCATGGGTGAAGAAGTAGAAGTTGAAGACGAAGCAGTTATTGCTGAATCTCCAATCGATACAACTGCGGAACTCGAAGGAATCATGGAATCAGAGGCAACTCTATCCGATGAATTCAAGAGCAAAACAGCAATCATCTTTGAAGCATCGTTGAAATCAAAGTTGTCTGAAGAAGTGTCTCGTATCGAAACACAATATAAAGAAGAACTTGCTGAAGAAGTAACGACTATTAAGTCTGAACTTGTTGAGAAAGTAGATTCTTATTTAAACTACGTAGTTGAATCTTGGATGGAAGATAATAAGGTTGCAGTACAGAACGGTCTTAGGACTGAGATTGCTGAGAACTTTATGACTAAGATGAAGGATCTATTCGTAGAATCCCACATCGAAGTACCAGAGTCCAAGGTAGATTTAGTTGATGAATTAGCAGAGCAAGTTGAGGAACTCGAAGAGTCTCTTAACAAGCAAACTGGTGAGTCTATTAAATTGTCAGAAGAACTCGAAGTGCTGAAACGTGATGCTATCATCGCAGAAGCAAGTCGTGGTTTGGCAGACACCCAAATCGAGAAATTGAAAGGTCTATGTGAGAGCATTGATTTTTCCGATGATTTTGCCTCTAAGGTTGAGACCATCAAAGAACAATATTTCTCACAAACCGTAGTGGAAGATGTACAAATTGTAGATGAGGAACCAGAGCAAATTCTGGAAACTTCAAGTGCAATGGACTCATATCTCACTGCAATTAGAAAAACATCTAAAACACTATAATTAAGGAAACAATTATGAACTCTTACGATAAATTAATCGAAAAGTGGTCACCAGTACTGAACGAAAGTTCTGCTGGCGAGATTAAAGACCACCAACGTAAAGCTGTCACTGCCGCTATCTTGGAAAACCAAGAGATCGCAATGATGGAAGAACGCTCACAACACAACGGTTTCGGTGGGTTGAACGAAGCAGCGCCAGCAGGTGCTAATACTGGTTCAATCGGAACTTGGGATCCTGTGTTAATTTCACTTGTACGCCGTGCAATGCCTAATCTTATGGCATATGACGTATGTGGTGTTCAACCTATGTCTGGCCCAACTGGTCTCATCTTTGCGATGAAGGCACGTTATGGTGCAGGTGCAACTGGATCTCGTGAAGCATTATTCAACGAAGCAGAGACTAACTTCTCTGGTGTTGGTACTCACGATTCAGATAACGTATCTGGTTTCAACGGAATCGCTCCAGCGGCAGATAGTGCAGATGCACTACGTGCAGGTGGAACTGGTACTGGTGATACTACTGCCAATATGGAAGCATATGGTTCAAGTGGTGGCGCTGCTTTTGAAGAAATGGGTTTCACCATTGAAAAAGCAACTGTTACTGCTAAGAGTCGTGCTCTTAAAGCAGAGTACAGTTTAGAACTTGCTCAAGACCTTAAAGCAATTCATGGTCTGGATGCAGAAACTGAACTTGCTAACATTCTTAGTACTGAGATCCTTGCGGAAATTAACCGTGAAGTTATCCGTACTATCAATAGTCAAGCAAAAACTGGTGCTCTTCAAGCAAACGTAACTAAGAACGGTATCTTTGATCTTTCTTCAGACGCTGACGGACGTTGGTCTGCTGAGAAATTCAAAGGTCTTGTAGTACAAATTGACCGTGAATGTAACGTGATCGCTAAAGAAACAAGACGTGGTAAAGGTAACGTAGTAATCTGTTCTTCAGATGTTGCTACTGCTCTTTCTGCTTCTGGTATGCTTGATTACACTCCTAACATGTCTACTACCCTACAGGTAGATGATACTGGCAATACTTTTGCAGGTACTCTGAACGGACGTATTAAAGTGTATATCGATCCATATGCTCAAGCAGATTACATCACTGTTGGTTACAAAGGTACTAACGCATATGACGCAGGTTTATTCTACTGCCCATACGTTCCTTTGCAAATGGTTAAAGCAGTTGGGGAAGATACTTTCCAACCAAAAATCGGATTTAAGACTCGTTACGGAATGGCATCAAACCCATTTGTCGGTGCGACTCCTTCATCTGGTCTTGCTACTGCTAAGACTAACCAGTACTACCGTATCTTCCGTGTGGACAACATCCTCACATAAGAATACTTTAGTATTTGTTTTAAAGGGAGACTTCGGTCTCCCTTTTTTTTGCTTTATAACTTGTATAAATAGAGGTATAATTAAGAGGTTACTATGGCACTTACAACTAACAAAAATTACTTACAACCTACAGGATTCAAGTTTATTGTATCTGGGGAAGAATATCAGAACCTACAGTTCTTTGCTCAGTCGGTTACACATCCAGGCGCAAATGCCAACCCAGTAGAACTACCTGTAGCACGTGTTACATCTGTACCACTCGCAGGTGATAAGATCACATACTCTGAACTATCACTTGAAGTTATTCTCGATGAGGACATGAAGTCATATAAAGAAATGCAAAGTTGGTTGGAACGTATCGTCAATGAAGGACAGAGTAATACAATAGGTGGTGCCAAGACACAAACGTATTCTGATATTACTCTTATTATTCTCACATCACATAATAACAACAACGTAGAAATTAAATACTTTGATTGTTTACCTACCAATATCGGTCAGATAAATATGACATCAAACACGGGTGATGTAGTATACCCAACATTCACAGTAGGATTTAGATTTAGTTCATTCGAGATAAAATAATGCAGAACGTTAATATTATGAATCCCCAAGTGCAATCGTTGCTTGAAGAGTTTGAAATCTTTTTTCTTAATCAACAGGTTGAGTTAACCAATAATTACATTAATGGTGACAACCCAGACTATTGGACTGGAGATGAATATCTTGAGAGTATCATGAAAGATCATGACGGTAGTCCCAAGAATTCAAACTCATATTGTTTAAAACCACAGCACTATAATGGACTTGACTCTCAATACGAAATAGTGTATAATGATATTAACGACAGACTCTCTCTCGAACTTGGAGTAAGTCACAGTGCATTGTCTCAGATGTATCCACCCGATGGGTTTATCGCATGGCATACGAATGAGAATGCAATTGGTGCCAATCTGATCTTTACTTGGTCAGAAACTGGTGACGGTTACTTCGAGTACCTCGACAAAGAAGGTAAGAAAGTACGTATGCAAGACAAGGTGGGTTGGTCGTGTAAATCGGGTTACTTTGGTGGACGTGAAGATAATCAACATGTGTACCATTGTGCGAGAACAAACTGCAAAAGAATTACTCTTAGTTATGTGTTTGAGGGTTGTCCTACTGAATGGTGGGATGATTGTTTGGAGCACGTACAACGAGGATAATTTCGTAATATATAATATAGAATGAGGAAAATATAATGTTAGATCTTGAAAGCATATTGAAAGAGTGGAAAGAAGACTGTGTGATTGGACAGCACAAATTAGATGATGTGTCTATGAACACCCCCAACCTACATGCAAAATACTTGCAGTACCTATCACTAACTAAGTTGCAACACAAACGTGCAGAGAATGCACAGTTGACTTTGTTGAAACAGAAGTGGTTGTACTACAATGGTAAGATGTCTCAAGAAGAGATTCTTGCCAGTGGTTGGGAACCAGATCCATTTAATGGACTAAAGATACTTAAAGGTGAAATGGAGTACTACTATAATGCAGATCCAGAGATACAAAGATCTGTAGAGAAGATTGAGTACTATAAAACCATTATAAGTACATTGACAGATATAGTTGATAATCTCAAGTGGAGACATCAAACTATTGGTAATATGATAAGGTGGAGACAGTTTGAAGCAGGTGGGTAATGGGTATTGATAATACCATAAGAGTGAGATTATTAAACCACTCGTACATGGCAATAGAATCTAACGCAGGTCAAGAACAAGAGTTGAGGGAACACTTCTCATTCTTCGTTCCAGGCCATCGTTATATGCCAGCGTTCAAACGTAAAGTTTGGGATGGTCGTGTTAAGTTATATAACATGGTCACCAAACAAATGAACGTGGGTCTGTATCATCACTTGAAAAAGTTTTGTGCTGATCGATTCTATCCACTACAGATTGTAGACAATACCAAATATGGTATACCCTCACAGACTAATAACGTAGATCACCAGTCACTCATAAAGATTATGAAGGATTGGAAGATGCCGTTTGATCTAAGAGAGTATCAGTACAAAGCAGTAACACATGGTATCGAACAGAAACGATGTTTACTACTATCTCCAACTGGCAGTGGCAAGAGTTTTATTATATACAATTTAATGCGATATGTCAAGGAAAAAAAGAACGTTAAGAAAACTTTAATCATCGTACCTACCACATCATTGGTGGAGCAGATGTATAAAGACTTCGAAGACTATGGATATGATGTAGAGACTAACTGTCACAGGATATATTCTGGTAAAGATAAGACAACGGATTGTCCTATCATTATCTCTACATGGCAGTCTATCTACAAGTTTGGCACGGACTTCTTTGAACAGTTCGAAGCAATATTCGGAGATGAGGTACACCTGTTCAAAGCAAAGTCATTATCTACTATGATGGATAAGTGTGTTAACGCAAGGTATAGATATGGCACGACAGGAACACTGGACGGCACAGAGACCAACAAACTTGTGCTCGAAGGTTTATTTGGCAAAGTAAACACGGTGACTACCACCGCACAATTGCAGAAAGATAAACAACTCGCAGAACTGGACATATCTGTCCTGTTATTGCGTTATCATAATGATGTATGTCATATGATGAACGGTAGAACTTACCAAGAAGAAATTGATTACATTGTAACAAACGAAGCACGAAACCGATTCATTACTAAGTTGACGGTTGACCTTAAAGGCAACACACTCGTGATGTTTCAGTTCGTGGAAAAGCATGGTAAGGTGTTAGTTGAACTTATCAGAGAGGCAGTAGAGGAAGGTCGTAAGGTCTTTTATGTCTCTGGTGAGGTCGATGCATCGGATCGAGAGAAGATACGTGGAATAGTGGAGAAAGAAAATGATGCAATTATTGTCGCTTCTTTGGGGACTTTTAGCACTGGGATTAATATTCGCAACTTACATAACATTGTGTTTGGCACTCCATCAAAGTCTCAAGTTAAAGTTCTCCAATCGATTGGACGAGGACTCAGACAATCAGACAACGGACAAGTAACAAAGTTATATGATATCGCAGATGATTTTCATACTAAAGGATACAAGAACTTTACTCTTAAACATAGTGCCGAAAGGATTAAGATATATACTAAGGAAGGGTTTAGATATAAGGTCTATCCTATAGATTTAAAAGGGACACAACTCCCAAAGGATAATGATGATGCAATATGATATTAAAAAAATTAAACAGTTAAAGTTAGTCTCTGGTGAAGAAATTATATGTGAGATCATCGAAGAAACAGATGACGATTTAATCGTTCGTGCACCTCTGCAAATTCAGTTTCATACTAATGATGATTCGACACGCATGTGGACATTCCGTTTGTTCATGTGTTACCAAGACGATCCCGATAGATTTGTTTTAGTTAAAGTCGATAAGATTATGGGTATTGCGAATCCTATACAGGAATTGGTTAGACAATATCTTAGGGGTGTTGATGAGATGTATATGTTTGATGATGAAGAGGACTTAACACCCGAACGTGAAGAAGATCCATGGTCATCGTGGGAAGAAAAGGTGAGTCTTGATAGTGATGGAAAAAGCAACGTTTTGAAGTTTCCAACGATACATTAATTGTGTATTCACTGGGGGGCAAACGTTAAGTTTATTATAGCACAGATTTTTTAATCTGTCAAGCGATATTTTAATTATTTTTATGAAGAAAGAAAAGATACTACAAGTAGTCAATTTAGCACCGAGTGAATCTTGGATAGAGAAGTTGACTGAAATCCACCCTATGCGTCAAATCGCATATGCTACTATAATACAAGCACTGGTATTCTTTGGTATGTTGGGAGCATTTAAATTGATAGGTTCTGTTGTATGAAAGTAGGATTCACATGTTCGGCATTTGATCTGTTACACGCAGGTCATATATCAATGCTTAGAGAAGCAAAGGATCAGTGTGACTACCTTATATGTGGTCTACAGGTAGATCCAAGTATAGACCGACCTAACAAAAACAAACCCATTCAAACAATCTTCGAACGATACTCTCAGTTGAATGCTGTGAAGTATGTTGACGAAATCATTCCCTACGTTACAGAGCAAGATCTGGAAGACATCCTATCCGCACTACAACTCGATGTGCGTATCATAGGAGCAGAATATAAGTCGGGTACATTCACAGGACGTGCCATATGTGCAAGTCGAGGTATAGAGATATACTTTAATAAGAGGGATCATAGATTTTCTACATCTGATTTGAGAGAAAGAGTTTGTAATCACTTGACAAGTGCAGACTGATTTGGTATAATATATGAAAACTAAGGAAACTAAAATGAAACCAAAAGATAAACCACATTACGTAAACAATAAGGAGTTCTCACTTGCAGTAGTAGATTACTGCACTAAGGTCAAGGAATCTAAAGATAAGGGTGAGAAACATCCTATCGTGCCAGATTACATCGCAACATGTTTCCTTAAAATCTGTGAGGGACTCTCACACAAATCTAACTTTGTAAGATACACTTATAGAGAAGAGATGGTCATGGATGCTGTAGAGAATTGTCTGAAGGCAATTGAGAACTACAACATTGAGACTGCCACTCGATCTGGTAACCCAAATGCATTCGCATACTTTACTCAGATCTCATGGTACGCATTCCTGCGTAGGATCCAGAAGGAGAAGAAGCAACAGGATATCAAGATGAAGTTTATATCCGAAGCAGGTATCGAACACTTCATTGATAATACTATACCTAA